TTAAACATTAAGCCAAAGGCTGGAGATCTTTACATCTTCCCATCTAACTTTATGTATCCTCATCAGGCTATGCCAGTTCATTCTGGAACTAAATACTCTATTGTTACCATGCTTGACTATAGTAAAAAGTATCATACGCCAGACATGTATGATCCTAAATGGGATAATGAATAGTGTATAACATAATAGTTGAAAAAATGCCAGGGTGTATTTTTGAAATAAATCCAATGTCAATAAAAAGAGATTGGATGGATGCTACATCAGAAAACCATGCTTATAGATGTTTCCCAGTAACGCAAGCAAATGTCGTTGGCTACAGTCTTTCTTGTAAAGAGGATATTGAGTTTATTTGGGACGGGATAAACGATCAAACTCAAGATCATGTAACAATATTTAATCCAGAAAGATCATATTCTGGAAGAGGTCAGTCATCAGTAAGCCTAGACACAGGGTTAATATTTAGAACTATAGAAGAACTCAGCATCCTCACTATAAATCCAGTAAATTATTTTAATGATGAGTTTGAAACGATGTCATCCTTAATAAGTACTTCTTTTTATGACAACCCCTTGCCGTTAGCAATTAAAGCAAGGTTTGCAAATAAAAGGGTAACAATTAAGGCTGGAACTCCAGTAGCAACAATAATACCAATATCCTTAACAGGCTTAAACAATACTGAAATTAATATTATAAAGTATCAAGATAATGACAAAAAAAGAGAGCAAGCAAACAGGTCTTATGGAGAGGCTGCACAAGTTCTTAATTCTTCGGGAGAATGGACAGACTGGTATAGAAACGCTGTAAATGAAAAACAAGAATCTCTGGGCTCTCATGAAACAAAAACTTTAAAACTCATTGTAAAAGATAGTTCTGGTGAGTTATGAGTGAACTAAATCCAACACATGAAGATATAGTAAGCGAATATATAAAAAATGCCAAAGAAGGAAAGGTTGGCCATTACATGATAACAGTTGCTAGAGATGGGGAGTCTCCAGTACGGTCTATAATATCATTTGACAACATAGACGAGGCATTTAAAGGTTACTCAATGTATGAAGATGCTGGGTTTGCAAAAGATTATCTTACAGTTTCCCTATATCAGCCATCAGGAATAGTCACTACAAAAGTTTTAAAAAGAAATCATGCTGGAGATCCTTCGTTTGTTAGGCAAAATTATATTGATACGGTTGAAGCCTTGCACTCTGTTAAACATAAGTTAAGCAAAGAAGACTACGAAGATATGTGTATTAAAATTGTTACCTCATTTGCAAAAGACAACTGGAGATTTAATGCAGACAGGTTTTTAAAACAACTAGAAATAGAAAGGACATTGTAGGATAAACCCTATGATATAATCTTATTATGGACAAAGAAAAAGCCACTGTTGTAGTTAGAAAGCCATCGATAACCCCGTCTGGCTGGTTTGGCGATAGTAAAGATATGATCGTAGAGTTAGAAAACTTTATGACACAAGAAGAGATTGAGTTTTTAGAAAAGGCTGCAAAGTCTTTAACTATTTGGGATGTAACAGAAAGCCATGTAAACGAAAATGGAACTGTTGTTTATGATTCAGAATACTGGAAAGACAGAGTTGCAACCAGTCCAACACTTAACAAAAATGATCCATCAATTGCTCCAGTAATCGCAGGACTTTTTGAAAGGTTAAAGCCTATAGTAGAAGATTTTTATAAAGTAAAGGTTATCCCTACTGGAACAACAATTGTAAAATGGCTTCCAGGACAATTTCAAAAACCGCATGCAGACAAAGAGTTGCACGAAGGCCCAGATGCTGGCCTACCAAATGATTTTCCAAACTATGATCTTTCAAGTTTGTTTTATTTAAACGATGACTACGAAGGTGGAGAACTATACTTTCCACTGCAAGAAGTGCAGTTTAAACCTAAAAAAGGCGCTGCATACTTTTTCCCAGGTGACAAGAACTATATCCACGGGGTAACAGAAATTAAAAGTGGTTTAAGATTTACCTGTCCTTTCTTTTGGGAAATTACAGAGCATACAGGAGATCGAAAGCCATGATAGCAATGTCTTCAAAAAGTTTGGATTCTGTTGAGTTGTATCCTAAAATAATTGTGTATAAGAATTTATTTAAAGATATTGCAAAAACTACAAAATTACTTGAAGAAGAAAGCGAAGACGGTTTGTTTTCGCCATGGACAAAATGGTCTAATTTTGGAGAATATCTCAATCCGTTGTTTAAAAATGACCCTTTCCAACTATTAATAGGCATGATAAGAGTAATAAAAACAACAAATTTAAAACAAGAAGAACATAAAAATGCAATATTGGAACTTTATGAAAATTTCTATATAGCAACAAAAGACTACGCAAATAGGTTTGATATTGAGATAGATGATCAAAAAATTGTAAAAACACACGAGGGCCAAGACATAAAAGAATGGGTGATTAATGGTCCATCAATAGCAAGATACAGAACAGACATCACAGATCCAGTTGCAATGACGTATCATTCTGACTATATCCGTGAGCCAATCACTAGTCCAGGGCATAAATATGTCATAACGGCCCTGACATACTTTAATGATAATTATTCTGGCGGTGAAATTGATTTTATTGTTGATGGAGAAGCCTACATGTATAAACCACAGGCTGGAGATGTTTTGGTATTTCCTTCAGGGCATCCACAAATTTTAACTAAAGAGGGAAAGATATACCTACACGGAGTTATGCCAGCGCAAGGTTTTAAGAAGTATATCTCCAGAATGTATTGGATGAAATACGAACCAGGAGAATCCGCATGGTTTGAACAAGAAGAAAAGTTTGGAAAAGAAGTCTGGAACAAAATGCAAGAAAAGATTATGGAAGAGTTTAGAAATGCTCATCCAAATAAACATAGTGCTGAAAGGGAGAAAAGAATATCATGAATCTAGAAAACAAAAACAGAATAACTAAAGATATAGTTGTTTATGAAAACTTCATTGATGCAGATACTGCTGAAAAACTTGTAAAAGTTTTAGATAAACATGTCGAGGTTGGAACAATCACATGGATGCCAATATCATTCTACGAATCCTATTCTTCTGTATTACCACAAGATGATGATGAGCATGTTATTGCAGAAGGTCTTCCTACTACTATTTTTTCAGACATGAAGCAGGGGATAATTGAAGCAGTAGCAAGTGTTCATGACCTTGATCCAAAGATAATTTCTCAAATTGGATATCATACTCAAAAGTGGGAGCCAGGAGCATACGCAAGAAAACATTCCGACAATACCGATGAGCACGGACACTCTGGTGCCTTTACAAGGAGTAGATATGCTGCATTCTTATATCTAAATGATAATTTTGAAGGAGGAATGTTGCAGTTCCCAGATCAAGACATAAGCATACAGCCCAAAGTTGGAATGCTTGCTGCATTTGACGGGGGATTTAACAACATGCACGAAGTAACCCTTATCACTAGTGGAGTTAGATACACCATAGGTTCTTTTTGGGATGATCGAGAAGAAGATGCATACCCACAAGAAGTAAGAGATGCATGGGCAGCAGAAATGAAAGAAACTAGAGCGCATCAAGAAATTGAAAGAGCCGAGTGGCAAGAACTCTTAAAACAGGGTTGGAAACTTGATGCTAATGGAAATAAATATAAAGCAGATGATTTAAAATGAATGTTTTTTTAAAAAAAGAGTTCGATGATGCTGGATATAACACTGAGGTTTTCCATGACCAGGTTTTGTTTATTTATGATTTTTTAAAAGACGGAGAGTTAGAAATTTTATGGAACATAATTAATACCACTGACAACGCAGACTGGTCAATAGAGTATACTAAAAATCTTGCCAGGTTTTGCATGGAAAAATTTGGAAGGGACGATGTTGAAAATTTAATTTCAGAAGGTAAATTTGAAAAAACTCTTGGATGGGAAGATAAAAATCTAGATATTACCAAGAGACCTATAAGCACAGTTCTTCAAAGAAGGCTTGGAGAGTTACTTGAAAAAGCAGACCCATCCTTAGAACTCGCTGGGTTTGGAACTCTTCAAAGAATGCAAGAGGGCGTTGAACTAAAAGCACATACGGACCAGAATACGGATCCATCAATTAAATATGCTGCTATACTATATATTAATGATGACTACAAAGATGGAACTTTGTTTTTTTATAACAAAGAGAATTCAGATTTGAGACCAAAGCCAGGAACCTTGCTTATTTTCCCAGGTAACGAAGAATATGAGCATGGAGTAAGACATGTTGGAGAAGGTCCTATTCGTTATGTGACTGTAGGATTTATGAAGACAATTGGTTTTTATGAAAATAATAAGTACTAAGGAGAAATACTA